TGTAATATGGACTGCGGTGTAGTAAATGGGTAGAAGGTAGATGCGCTGTAGGTAGCCGCTCTGTTCCCGCTCCCCATTGGTAATTCCGAGGGGTATTGTTTTTTAATCCTTCCGAAATAGTTCGCCCTTAGATTCTTGAGTCTTTGATTGGCTGAAACTCTAAGATCTGGGGCTACTGGCGCTCCGAATAAAGGCGCAGCCAATACCCCCAGGTTTTCTTTCAATGCCAGATTAACGGAAGACGGGGAAGTAACTAGATCAGAAGTGGAGGCAAGCGGCCTATATCCAAAGTCAATACCGAGATCAAATTGCTCCGCACAAAAGTCATTCAAGATCCGTAGAGCTAATGCGGCCTCATCTGGTTCAATGCCTATGTCGCCCTCATCAACTAAGACGAAGGCGGCGGCATCCTCGACAATTTCAAGGCCGGTAGTCAAGTATTACTACTTCTTAGACTTCTTTGCTTTGTCTTTGGGTTCTTCCTTTTGAGCAAACTTCGGCGGCGTCCTTGTCCAGCCATCTTTCTGTAAAGCTTCAGCAACCCCGGGCATATCATTAGCAGGCATAGATTTACCGTTTCGCTTATACCATGTGATGGTATTCATCCTATCTCCTTAAAAATTAAGGGGCGGTGGTACCCGCCCCCGTGGGTTTAGGCGTGTCCTTGGCCACCAAAGAACGGATTCAATACCGAGTAAGCAGGCAGTAAGTCGAACCGTACAATCTGCTTGTTACCTCGGATATCCGCGCCCTTGCTAACTCGGATCTGTAACCCGTCCTCTGTTTGCGCCATTGTGTCGGTCGCAAACAGTTTGGATTGAGGAACAGAACCTATTGCGAAAGCGTTCTTATGGAAGAACAAGTTAGGCTGGTACAACGTAGAGCCAGTACCCAACAGTGTTACCACATCGCCTGAAGCTATTGCGGTATCAGTGGTGTTGTAAGCACCATCGGATTCAAAGATACCGGGACCAGCGCAGACCAGATTCCCCGCACCTGATCCATCCAGGGTAACAGGGGCTGTTACTACGCCTCGGAATTTGAGCTGATCACCTGCACTGTTAACGAAGGTTTTCTTCGTACTCAGGTTAATCATATTCCGTCCAGTGATTTCGATGATTTCCCCGGCCTGCACTTCCAATGAGGCCGTGAACGCTGTTACAGCTAACGTCTGGGTCATCGTATCCTTAGCCGCTACGTAGGTCACATTAGGCGCAGCCGACAATGTCCCGGCGCGGTCAGTGATCGCCGTGGTGGTCAAAGTCGAAAGCGTGGAAGCTCGCATAACTCTCATGCCTGCGAAGTCCTCTGATAACGTTGCTCTATCAAGAGCCGTTTTGATCGTGCCACCAACAGTCCCGCCAGCGCCCAAAGATCGTACAGCGTCAGCAAGCTTGGCCTCAGTAAACGGATTGATAACATAGTTCCAGGGACCATCCTTCGGAATGCCCAGAGAAGACATTAACGCGCCTGCATCCGCGACATGCTGCCATGTCGTAACAGCGGTATCCGGACTACCGATTGACAGACCGGCGTTATGGAGCATGAAGGTAGCGAAATCGGTTTCCATATCAGTGACGATACGGGTGGCCATAGGTTCGATCAGTTCTTTAAGCTGATCCATTTTGATAGCTTCGTCAACAGCGGAGAATTCCACGTCTACCGTGAAGTAGTCTTGAACTGTACCGGCTGCTTTCCCGGTGATGATCGCTGAAGGCGTTAACCCCGACACGTCACCATCTGCGGTACGCTTAGACTTGTAATCAGTCGGGCGCTTGAAGTTAACAATCGTACCAGAGGATGGGTCGAATCTGCCCTCTAGTAATTGGGTGTTTACTGCTTTTGATAGGACGCGCTCGCTCTCAAACTTGTTAAGAAAGATACGCGCCAGTTTTTGGGTAATGTTACTCGCAAAATTATTAGCTGCCATGAGATTTAAGTCCTCATCAAAGGACCGGCATTACATCAACTGAATTTAGCGCCCTTGATATGTTCAAGTCCGTCATCAGCTTTACCGAGTCCTGCGCCTGTGTCCTCACTTTCGATAGGTTTAGGCTTTGGTTTAAGTTTTACGGGACTCGCTTTAAGCTGTTCTGATAAACGTCCTACCATCACTCCGACATCTTCACCAGATGCGCGGTTTAATTGCTCCGCAATATCTGGATTAGCAGCGATGTAGTAGGAAACCTGGGGACTATTGTCTAGCCCTAGTATCGCACTGGCAACGGGAAGTAAATTTCTGGTGCCGTCCAATACTTCTAACTTGCTTCCAGCTACTACCTCATCATAATCCGCAATGGATTCTCTAGCTTTACCCACTCGCTCAGTATGACTATTAAGCTTCTCTGCTGTCCTGGCTACTCCTTCGCTCTGCGCGGCGGTGTCTTGGTTCTGTCGGAGCGTGGTAAAGACCTTTAAAGCGCCCTTGTATGCTCCTTCCGCCGAGGCAAATTCTATGTCGTCGTCAAAGTCATCGCGGTTAGGTGGTGGCCCTAGGTCTTCAACATTAACAACCTGACCACCTTGAAGCTCTGCTATTTGTCTGTCTTTCTCTCTGAGTTTAGATGATAGTGCGTCATAACGTCTTTGCGCGTTCCGTGTTAATTTGACTTCTGGGTCTGCCTCTTCCTCTTCTGCTTTTGCGGCTTCTGCCGCTGCGGCCTCCGCGTCTACCTCGGCTCCTTCCGCGTCGGCTTCTGCCTCTGCGAGTTCTTCCTCGGTTAACTCTTGGTCTAGGTTTTCCTCTCCGTCTTCCGTCGATGACTCGGACTTATCAATCGTTGCAGTAGATGAGGCTGCGCTATCAATCCCACTCATAATTAACCCTTTCAGGTGATTAGTTTTTGAATTCTATACTATTGCTAGTTTAAATTGAATTCCTCTTCCTGGGCCGCTGTTGGCCCACCGTCTACCTCTTGCTGTTCGTCTTCAATCATATCGTCTTGTTGATCGAGTTGGTCTTTTTGAACAATGGTTAACGGTAGCTGTAAATCAAGACGTTTCAGTAAGTTATCAAGCAATTTAGTCTGTCCGTCTAGAGCCGCGTTAACCTTGTCTTCTAATAGCTTCTCGGTTTCTACCATGACCTTTTCTGTCTCAGCTACTAACTTGGGCGATTCATCTGCTTTCAATGCTGCGCCAGCGCGGAAGTTATCAGCCTGGGCGTTGAGTTGATTGGCGTTAGCGTCAAGCAATTTAATATTAGTCTCGTTGGTAACTTCCTCTCTAATCTGCGGCGTTATCTCCTGGGTAATCTGCGCTCTTAGGTCTATCTGAAACTCTTCGCGTTCATCCTCTGTCGGTGGAAATCGGCCCTCCATAATCCCTCTTAACCTTAACCGCTTGGACAGTTCTTTAGCACCGGGAACATCTAGATTCTCGGCTATTAAATCTGGTGTCTCCGCTGCAAAGGCAGCGTTCTCTGTAGCCAGCTTAGTGAGTTGGTCTGCCCCTTGTTGACGTTGCGAAGCATACGCTGGGCCTACATCCATCGTTACATCGAAGCGAGACTGGGAAAGATCATTGATGATAATCTGTTCGCCTTCCAACATTCCCGGCTTGTTCACGGTAACAAAGTCTTCCGTTCCGTCCGGCTTAATGATTCGCTTCTGCTGTTCAGTAGTCCATAGTCTGGAAATAAGATCGGCCAGTTGGACCCCGGTATAACGAACTGCCCTGATGTGATTGTTAAAATAGATCGAGTTGCCTTTCTCTCGGTTCACATTGCCTTCGCGGATAGCCTCACCACTTCGCGGATCTTGCGCGGTCCCGTCTTGAAGCCCTACCCCTTGACCCACTGAGGCGGATATATCTTCCCTGGCTTGAGCGACAATACCTATCAAGGCTGTCTGGATGGTCGGGCCTTGTGCTTTTACGGGAGGGCCTGGGGCTTGTTCGTCAGGCTCATAGAAGTATATAGGGTCTTGATTTATGTTCATTTTCTCCAAGGCGTCTTTATGGCCTACCGCCTGCGCCGTGGTCATCCAGTGGAAGTCTTTAGCGGCCAAAGCACCAGCGGCAACAATGGCGGAAGTCGCATAATCATAAAGTCTCTGGGCGTCCTTACCTTTCCGCACCTTGCCTCGGATTGTCTCGCGGCTATTGACCACGGAGCGGATACCATATTCAGGAATAAGCGGAATGTATCTACCAGCCCAAGGCTGCGGCCCTCTGATCATGCCAGTACCATTGAGCAGGAATCGTTCCACTTCGTAAGTATCTACAGTCCGGTGCATTTCCTCACCATCGACTACCAGAACCTTAACCGTAGGTTGAGTAGAGAAGAACGGGACAGGAGCGGTAGCGGCAAGCATATCCTCTTCATTCACTAGCCGCCCATCATCAAGCATGTAGAGTTCTTTCTTGACAGGACGCTTGCGCCAATAAGCAGCGACTCTTATCAGGTTATCTTCTGAGTTAAACCATGAGCTGCTGAGTTCGCCTAAATCTTTCGGCCAGTCTGAAACCTGGGCATCGGGTCT